TGTGCATTGCAAGGTTCAGCCTTGCGGTAGACCGTCGTGGCAGAGAGAAAGGTGCTGATTTCCCGAATCTCGTCGCATTTGGCAAGACGGGTGAGTTCTGCGAGAAGTACATCAAAAAAGGAACTAAGGTTGTCGTTCGTTGCCACTACCAGTCAGGCAACTACACCAACCGTGATGGACAGAAAGTGTACACACATGACTTCGTGATCGATGATATTGAGTTCGCTGAATCCAAGGCATCTCAGGCACAGAATACTGAGAGTAACGAGCCTCAGAAGCAGACAGCTACGCCTCAGAACGGCAGTCCACAGGGACTTGACGGCTTTATGAGCATTCCTGACTCCATCACTGAGTCCATGCCGTTTGTGTGAGGATCGAAATGATGATATTGGTAGATTCGAGACAGCAAGAAGGAAAGCACAATATCAAGGAGAAATGGTTTGCCGAACACGGTATCGAGACTAGACGGACGAAACTTTACGTGGGTGACTATACGTTGCCCACAGACCAGTCCGTTTGCATTGATACCAAGAAAGACATCCAAGAGCTAGTGAGTGATATCTGCGGAAAGCAACATGAGCGATTCAGAAACGAATGCATCAGAGCGCAAGAGGCCGGGATTAAGCTGATTATCTTAGTCGAGAACCGCGGCGGTCACATAAAAGATAACATCATTCAGCCGACGATCCATTCTCTCGAAGAGCTTCATAGGTGGAAGAATCCTAGATTGTTTATTTTTTTGGGTGGTAAGCAGAAGTATCCAAGGGCTACACGAGGTGTGACTTTGCAAAAGGCTTGCATGACTTTAAAAGCCAAATACGGAGTCGAGTTCTTATTTACCACGCCGGATAAATCCGCAGAGAAGATCGTGGAGTTATTAACAGGAGAAGAAAATGGCAAAAGCACTTGACAAGCACTCTGACACGCAGATGATGTCCAAGCAAGCAAGCAAGCAAGCAAGTCATACAACTGTCCTTATTCGACTATGACCAGGAAGAGAATGGAGTCAAGAAGTATGTAAGACAGATTGATTATGACGATGCGAGTTTCTTTATCTTGAATATCCACTATTCAAGGAGACTTCCGAGCATCAGCTATGCCTTTGGCCTGTTTGTGGACGGAGAGTTAGTCGGATGCGTGACCTACGGACTTCCGGCTTCTCCACCGCTTTGTAAAGGTATTGCCGGAATACAGAATCAGCACCATGTCCTTGAACTTAATAGGCTTGTGATTCTGCCGAAGTACAACGGTAAGAACTATGCAAGTTTCCTTGTTGGGCGGTCTTTGAAAATGCTCCCAAATCGGACTTTCGTTGTGAGTTATGCGGATACTGCTTGGAGTCATGTTGGATATGTCTATCAGGCTACAAACTTCCTCTACACAGGACTCAGCGCATCGAGAACAGACACGTGGCAGCCGACTGGAAAGCATGGGAGACATCAAGAACAGGCTGACAATAGCATCAGACAGACAAGAAGCAGAAAACACAGATACGTCTACCTTGTCGGAGACAGACGCACCAAACGACAGATGCGTAAGGATTTGAAGTACAAAGTGTATCCAAAATATCCCAAAGGTGACGAGATCAAATATGACATCAAGAATCCGAAGCCGATAAATCCAGTTAAGCGGATTAAGGTTGAGGACTAACGGAGAGACTTTATGAGAATCTTAGTAGCCTGTGAAGAGTCACAGGAAGTATGCAAAGCGTTCAGAGCCAAAGGGCATGAAGCATATTCTTGCGACATTATTGACCCAAGTGGCGGTCATCCCGAATGGCATATCAAAGGTGATGTGTTGCCTCTTCTGAATGGTAACTGCACCTTCCAAACGCTTGACACACACACACACACTTACTGGTAAGTGGGATTTAATCATAGCGCATCCTCCTTGCACGTATTTAACTAATGGTGGAGCGGTACGAATGTTTAGAAAAGAAATAAAAGAATATCCGCCATATGGAACATTCCAAATGGTTAATATTGAAAGATTAAAGCATGGAATTCTAGCAAGAGATTTTTTTATGGCATTCCTAAACGCAGATTGTGACAGGATTGCGGTTGAAAATCCAATCCCAATGAAGATTTATATGTTGCCAGAAGCAAGCCAGATGATTCAGCCATTTATGTTTGGTGATCCATATTCAAAGAAAACGTATTTGTGGCTGAAAGGTCTACCAAATCTTGTGCCAACAAACATACTCGATGAATACCACCCATTCATAAATGGCGGTGGCGGAAGACTTGAAAGAAAGAATTATAAAAATCAGAAATTTGCAGAGGGGAGTACCAAAAGATCAAAAACATTTGACGGTATTGCAATTGCAATGGCAGAACAGTGGGGATAGGAGACATACATGGAACTTTGGAAAGACATAGAAGGATTTGAGAACTACCAAGTCAGTTCCTGGGGCAAAGTCAGAGGTGCCAATGGCATTCTCAAGCCTTATCGGAACAAGAAAGGATACTTGAAAGTCGGACTCATGAAGAATGGCAAGTGCAACAAAAAGAGAGTCAATCGCCTTGTGGCTATGGCATTTATCGAGAATCCGAACAACTATCCTTTTGTCGATCACATTGATGGCAACAAGGAAAACAACTCCATCACGAATCTGAGATGGGTGACTGACAAGCAGAACAAGGAACACGCCGCCAAACTCAGAAAGTTGGCAAAAAGCATGAACGAGTAAAGGAGCAACATTGGGCAAAGCATTAATCATAATTTTCATAATCGCAATACTTATTGGTTTTGACTTTCTGATCGCCGCTGGGATCATGAAGCTCATCTCATGGTGTTTCGGCTTTGCGTTTTCGTGGAAGTACGCATTGGGAGCATGGCTGTGTCTGATTTTGATTCAGGCGTATTTTGGAAAGAGTAAGGAAGGAAAATGAGACATGGAACACTCATTTGACATTGACATAGCAAAGGAATATGGCATTCCGGCAGCGATCCTGTTGAAGCACATCTATTACTGGGTGGAGAAGAACAGGACGAATGTAAAACACTACAGAGATGGGTACTACTGGACATACAACAGTATGAAGTCGTTCTGCCAACTCTTTCCGTATATGTCAGACAGTACGATTAAGAGGGCAATCAAGAAACTGGTAGACGGTGGACTTATTATTGAGGCAGTTTATAACGATATTCCGTTCGATAGAACCAAGTGGTACACACTTACGACAGACGGATACGCAAGAATAAAGAACGGCGTTGCATTAGTTCAAAATGACCAGTCCCATTGGGTCAAAATGACCAAATCAGATGAGGTCAAAATGGCACAACCAATACCAGATAAGAACTATAGTAGAACACAATTAAATAACAATATATCTAATACTAACGTATTAGATTGTCCTTCTGATTCAGAAGAACGTATTGGAAGGTCAGACATCGAAGATGTCATCTCATGTTGGAATAACCTTTCAAGCTATGGAATCGCACCGATCAAAAGAATTACTGGTGGTAGCAAGAGGTCTAACTGTCTCAGAGCGAGACTTAGGGAGTATGGCAAAGATGCCGTGCTTGAAGCAATTGAGAATATAAAGACTAGCGACTTCCTTCAAGGTAAAGTGAAAAATGGATGGGTAATCACCTTTGATTGGTTTGTCTTACCGTCTAACTTTCCAAAGGTACTTGAGGGTAACTACAATCGGTGTAAGCCTATGTCTAATCCTACTCCTAGCTATGAGATGCCAACAGGACTTGAGAAGCCGAAAGGTGATTGGCAATGAGCAAGTACTTTGACGAGAATGAAGTCAAAAAAGCTATAGCGATAATGAAGCCTGACGGTCAGCTGTTTGAATGTCGAATGCTTGAGGGTAACTTCATTTACTCCGGCTACTTTACGGATTCGGATACTTTGGTCAAGGCTCTGTCGAAGGAGAATCTCAAGGATAGGAATGTCTACATCACTCTCAACGAGGTAAACACAGGCTGCTATGGCAGAGTCCAACATGACCACTTCATTCAGATTCGGAAGAAAGAGCCGACAACTAGCGACGGCGACATCGTAGGGTACAACTGGATGTTAATTGACCTTGACCCGAAAAGGCCGTCGGGTACGTCTTCATCCGATGCTGAACTTCAAGAGGCAAAGAATCTTGGGAACAAGATGTATTTAGCCCTCCGCAACTTGGGATTTGAGAAGCCACTATTCGCTTACTCAGGAAACGGTGTTCATCTGCTGTACAGAATCCACTTGGCGAACACTCCTGAGAGGATCGCACTCGTCAAGAAGTGTCTCTCCGTGTTAGACGTTATGTTTTCCACGGACAATGTCAAAGTGGATGTCAAGAACTTTAACCCGGCTAGGATAACAAAGCTGTATGGCTGTATGTCGGCGAAAGGTGCTGACATCAAGGATAGACCACACAGGCAGAGTTACATCGTCGGCAATCCGACCGAGATAAAGGCAACTGACATTGCTTACCTGGAGAAGCTTGCAAAACTGATTCCTGATGAAGCTGAGAAGCCTCAAGAGTACAACTCATATAGCCCGTCGTCATTCGATGTCGAGGCATGGATGCAGAAATACGGAATCCAGTACAAGGCGGTAGGTTGCTCTGACGGTACGAAATACATTTTGGACCATTGTCCGTTCAACGAAAACCATAAAGGCAAGGATGCTATGGTCTTCAAGCGAAACAACGGTGCGCTGTCCTACATATGTCTCCATGACTCATGTGCCGACAAGCACTGGAAAGAGTTTCGCCAGTTCTTCGAGCCAAACGCCTACGAGAGGCGTGAAGCAATTCGAAGAGAGCGGATGTATCATTCCTACAACAGACGCATGAAACCGCCTCAGAAGGTCACACAGAAGCCTGTAGACGGTTCTCCGATGTTCCTTACCATGCAGATGATTAATGACATGGAGATGCCAGAGGAAACTTTCGTCCGAACAGGCATTGAAGTCATAGATCAAAAGATGCGAGGACTGAAGAAAGGCCATGTGAGTGTCTGGAGCGGTCTGAGAGGAAGTGCGAAGTCAACATTGCTATCCGAGATAGGTTTGAATGCCAGACAGGACGGCAATAATGTCGGCTTCTACTCTGGAGAGCTTACTCCGAAGAACTTCGTCAAGTGGATGAATCTGCAAGCTGCCGGAAAGAGTCATGTGAAGCCTACGAGGTATGACGGATATTACTACACCGATGATGCCACTCAGCAGAAGATAGCGAGTTGGATGGGGGAGCATTTGTGGCTCTACAACAATGACTACGGCAATGACTTCTGTGAGATTATGGCTCAGTTCGAGAAGGTGATAGATGAGCATAAGCTGGACTTGCTTGTTCTTGACAACTTGATGGCATTCAACATCAGCGGATTATCAGAAAACAAGTGGGATGCTCAGACACAGTTCGTGCTTTCGCTGACCAAGCTTGCCAAAGAGAAGTCGGTTCATATAGCCTTCGTGGCACATCCGAGAAAATCGATGGGATTCCTTCGATTTGATGACATATCTGGCAGTGCAGACCTTGGCAATGCAGTTGACGATGCCTTCATTGTTCATCGCAACAATAACGACTTCAAGCGATTCACCAAGGATATGTTTGGTTGGCATGATGACAATCCGATATATGACGGCACGAATGTGGTCGAGATAGTCAAGGATCGTGACGGCGGCAACCAAGATGTCTTCATTCCGCTTTACTACGAAACTGAAACTAAGAGACTCAAGAATGAGAAGAGCGAGAACATCATCTACGGATGGTGCGGAGATTCGCCGGAAGAACAGTTACCTACGCTTGCCGATTTTGAGGCCGTAGAAGACGATTCTAGCGGACTTCCGTTCGACTAGGGTAAATCTATGGAGAA